CTTCCCTCAGACGGTGTGATGACCGAGGGGATTTGAATACTTCCGGCAAATACGCCCGCTGCTTTTACTGTCAGATAGCCCTGACGGATGGCCGCAATGAGTTCTCTCGACACCAGGCTGATATCTTTTTCAGGAAACACCCAAAGCCCGACAGTCATGTCCTGCCCGTCTACGATCTGCATCGTCAGGCCGGAACCGGCCAGCGCGTTATCCAGAATTCCTTTTAACGAACCGTTGGTGCCGTCCCAGTTGTTAATAGCGATTTTGGCTTTGAGGATAATCCGGTAGGTTTCATCACTGAGACGGGTATAGCCGCTGTCCGGATCATACGGCCCCTGCCAGACACCCTGATCCCAGCCCAGACCATCCGTATCAAAGGAGAAATAAACCCCTGAAATAGGTATGGCCACCGTGCGGCTCCGGCCTATCCATTCCCCGAGGGTGTCCAGCTGAACGCCCACTGCCTGATCGATATCAAAGGCCGTCAGTAGCCCGTCCATGGCTCTGCCGGTATCCGTGAGGGGGCGTGTGGACAAATCGACATGCTGTGTAAAAAGAGGCTTAGTCCGGTGATAATTCGTTATCAGGTCGGTGTATCTGCTCATGACGCCACCGTAACTGTGATGTTGTCCACTGAACAGGTCACGGCCTCGTTAAACGCCGTCACGATATTGGCCGGTGCGACCGTTGCCGCAGAACGCCCGATCTGCAGGCTGTTGATGTCGTAATACCGGCTCTCGCCCCCACTCACCACGCCGAGGTTTGCCGGGGAATAAACCCGGCTCAGCAGCAGATCATCGCCGATATCCAGCGAGTTAACGTAATCCGCAATCGCCTTTTTGATGTCATTACCGACCTGCGTCGTGTAGCCCTGAAACACCTTAAGCGTGATGGCCACAAACACAGGTACCGGGGATGACCTTGAAAAACTGATGGTGTGCGGGTTTTGCCACGCGTCAGGCACCGTTATAGAGGTACTGCCAAACGTGGCGACGCCCTGCCCCTTTTTGCTCTGGATCACCTGAGCAATGGCGTTCACGTCTCCACCGTCAACAATTGCCGCTACGGAGTGCGCAGGCAGTCCGTTTGCGTCCTGGCTCCCGGTGTCGTTTTCATAGAGTTTGTGACGCGTCACGCCGGTAACATTCGCGATCGCCCCGTCCAGCGCTGCAAATGGCGTCAGGGATGGAAGCGCAACGCTCTGCCGCTGACGGATGCGAAGTTCTGAGTCCGTTTCTGCTGCACTGCCCACTGTCGCCGCTGACGCATTGGTTACGCTCAGCCAGCCGCGCGTGGGCGTGTTAATTTTACTGACCGAGCCCGCCACAGCAGCGACAGCGCCTGACACCGCACAGATGGAAGTGGCAATCACGGTACCGCCCGGGCCGATGGTCACGCTGGCAGGCAGGTTCCAGATAATGCCGTTGGCGTCCTTGACCGAGCCGTTGGTAATCGTGGTACCCGCCGTACCGCTCAGCGTCAGGTCAGCGGTTGAGTTCGTGGCCGCCCGGCGACTGATACCGTTAATTTTAACGTTGCGTGAAAGCGCGTCGGTCATACCTGTTGATGGCGAAAACGAGTTGTAAACCGCAATAGCGGTATTGTTGGCGTCGTGAATAGCCAGCGCCACCAGTGCCACCATCTGACCGTCTTTACTGTCCGGATCCAGATAGGCATCGGTACCGTAAATTTGCTGAAAGTAGCCGGTGATGGTGGTGAGGATGGTCTGATAAGCAGGCGCACTGATGCCCTGGGCAGTTACCGTTGCCGATAGCCCCAGCGTGTCTAGGTTGAGAGCCATTAAGCCTCGCTTGTAACGGTGGTCGTCCCATAGATAGTGTCAATCGTCGCGGTGAAAATTACCCGGCGACTGGTGGTGTTAAGGTTGGTATCGAAGGAGATGAGGGATTTAACGCCCCGTGTCTCAAGTATGCGCTGACGTATGGCGAGGCTGTACGTTTCCGGCTTCTGCTTACCGAGTACCGACTGTATCCATGGCGTTCCCGCCGTGGTATCAAGAAACCACTGACCGTACCAGAGCAGAAAGCGCGTTTTCACTGCCTGCGCCACCGCCTCGGGTGAGTTGATCAGCCAGGTGTCATCGCCACGGCCAAACGTGTAGTCGCCGTCATCATCTTCGCGCCGGTATCTCATTGCGGGCCGCCCGTCTTACTGCTGCCCGACTGCACGCCTGAGTGAACGTGTCCGGTCTGGCTGATGCCCTTCGCTACCTGATCGCCGGTTGATGTCACGGTACCGTTAACCTGAACGTTGCCGTTCACTGTAAGCAGTGGTGTGGTGATGTTCACGTTTCCGCCCTGCATCAGTTCGATAAAGCTGCTGCCATCATCGGTGCGAACCTGCACGGACGTGGTGCTGATGCCGGATATTTTCTGCGCCTGTGACTGTGGGCCAACAAAAGCAAAGGCATCGGATAAATCATGCTGACGTGGATCAACGGGTTCCTGAACGCCGCCATTCTGCCACCAGAAATCGATACAGCGATCGGAAAACACCACCAGACATTCGTCGCCGGCTTTTACCGGGAAAGTGATTGTGCAGCCGCCGCCTCGCGGAAAAATCACAGGTACATCCACCAGCACTGGCAACGGTGCCGACTTGAAGTTGCCCAACGCATCAGCCACCTGACCTTTCAGCGCTGGCTGAACGCTGCATGTGCAGGCCACCGGATCGAATGATTCGATGATTCCCGGCATGGAGACACGAAGCATTGAAAATATGGTATCAGACAGGGCTTTCATGGCCTGCTGTTCACCGCCGGCAAGAGACTGAGGGGTTACCGTCATTTCGTTTTCTCCGGACATAAAAAAACCCGCCGAAGCGGGTTTGGTATCAATTTAAAAAATAGGTTATTTCCTTTTTTGGAAGTTCATCACAGTTTCATCAATGCTCTCTGTGGCAACGCCTAAAGGACCCCACGAGACTGAGGACATGATACTTTGTTCATAAGACTCGACATCATGAGTCAAATTGCTTGTGGTTGTCGAAGACTGGCTTTGACTACCAGCATCTGAAGAATTATCAAATTCGTTTTCGTTCATGTCATACCTTACTGAAAAATAAAAATAAAACTGAAGTTATGAGTAAAACAAATGATAAAGCTACAGCATTAAATAGCCTTTGTACATAAACGGCTTTAACCTTATGTAAATTTTCTATTTTATTAACCGCAACACCATAGATAACCATAAGATACCTTACAACTTTATCGCTTTCTTCCGTAAGGAAAAAATTATGTGCTTCTTGACTTCTAGGTCCAACCACCTTAGGTAAGCCCTTAAGACCCAAAGAGTGCCATAGATAATAGAAAGAGAAAATTACAGACACCATGCATGAAAACAAAAAGAGCAGACAAAAATTCAAATAAATACTAGTACTCGATATTTTTGAAGAATCAACCGTTGAAAATATTGCTAGCAATGCAGTTGCTTCTAAACCAATTACCGCCACCAAATAATTAACCTTATCTTCTAATCTACGATACGAAACCCTCGCTTCATCGTATCTATCCTTATAGAAGGATAAAATCAACTCTCGGCTTAATTCCATTTTATTTTTATTTTCCATTTTTCACTAAAAATAAAAGTTAAGTTAGTCGTTTATCCTAATGCAATTGAACGAACCAAAAATTCGCGGCTGATCCATGTTGCTGCGTACCGCTTCGACATTCAGGATAGCTCTGCCATTGCGCTTGATGTAGTCCATACCGTACCAGCCCGGCGCGTCACCGCGTTGCACCATCCATTGAACCTGGACGTTATCATAATCTTCTTTCTGTTTAAGAAAGGTGATTTTTTGACTCTCAGGCTTCACATCATTTATACGGAACCAGCCGTCATCCGGACCAGCAGACAATGTGAAAGGACCACATTGAGTTACAGCGAAGCATTGCGCCGAAATTAGCAACGAAACAGCAAGTAGTGGCCTTATCATTAAACGGTCCTGTTTTTGGCAGCTTCATTAATCAAATCGGCACTACCGCGTGCAAAGCACATCAAATCCATGTACCACGGCTGGCCTCTGGTATCACCAGTATAATCGATAGCCTTAACGATATACACGCCATCAGCCGCAATACTTGCGGGTTGTTGGAGCGTTCCGTTCACGGACAGGTTGCCGTTCGTGTTCACTTCGTCGGCACGGCTGGGCAGTGCTTTAACCTCATCCGCCGACAGACTCGCCCGGTAAACCGAAGCCTGATCAATTTCCACCAGACCATTTAGCCGGATGTTTGGATTGATGAGACAACGCACGTTAACGCCAGCGCCCATGGTCTGCTGCGGCATCCCGATCAGGCCCGTATCGCTGTTTAGCACAACTGCCTCATGAATGTATTTATTGACAGGCACCATCTGCGCCTGTCCGTCCACCAGCTGCCATGTCGCACCGCTTTGCGCGGCCACATTGTCCATGACATCACGCGTGGACTGATAAATGACGCGTCCGCGCGGGAACACAGTCGGCGGCATATCGCCGGTAATGCCCTGGCTGACGCCGAAAGGACTAAAGCTGTCCATCGCTGCAGCATGCACATCAGCGACCGTATAACCGGCTGCGAGTGTTTTGGACACAGTGGCATTCATAAACGCCTGATGCCCGTCTATGGCCTGAATAAGCACCCACGTATCAGTCGGGTTATCACGCCCGGTAATCGTAAAGCGGATGTCGCCACTAAAAATTTCACCGAAGTTGGTACCGCCCGTCTGGCCGACCTGATCGGCTGATAACTGGGTGACATTACCCACCTGGCTGGCATCAACCGCCTGCGCCATACCGTCATAGCCTGCGATGATTTTTATCTTTGCAAACTCTTTGCCCAGTATGCGCGAACTGGTGTCTTTAGACAGGTTGTAGATCCGCACCATTGCCACGCGCGGCCAGCGCGTGTCTGTCCAGGTGTTATTGAATACCACCTTAAAATCGCTGAGGCTGATGCCCTGGCCGTTTTCAGACAGGATCTGCAACTCGAAATGACGCATCCAGTTTTGAGACATGGTTACTCCGTGACAACCAGTAAATGGCTTTTAATGCCCAGGTCGGTTTTGGTTGGATAGTCCTGTCCGGGATCGTCGCAGATAACGACCAGACCAAAGCCGAGATTGAGGTAAGCGTACTGCGACAGAAGGTTGACCCCGGTCACCAGTGGAATATCTGAAACAACAGGCGCACCGCTGGCATCCATCAAATCAACAATCCATCCGGCACCGTCGCGCCAGAGGGAGCGCAGCTGATAGCTGACACCGTTAACAGCAATACTGAATTGCTGGTTGTCAGGAGAAAGCGGGATTTCGTTAATCTGCATTGCTCCTCCCTAAAAAAGACCGGCTATAGATGAAAGAAGCGACTGATTAACCGGCTTCGACGATTTAACGCCCGAGTTCTGAACGGCGGATGTACTCACGCCCTGAGTCATATCCGCTTTGTCAGCCACGGAAATGGTTTTAGTGGACGTGATTAGCACCTCCCGTAGCGTCAGCGTGGCAGACAGCACATTTTCGGTCTGTTTGTCTGTTATGACTTCCAGCACCTTGATCAGCATGTTGCTGTAAATACGCTTACCTGTAGTGACGCTGAACGGAACGCGGTTTCGCTGCAACGTCAGAAGTTCGGCATAAACCTCTTTTGGACTCATGCCAATACTGAGGCCAACGGTTGAAAGGTTGAGCAAATCAAGCAGAGAACCGCCACCGGCAAATCCCACCTCCATGACAACCTCAGAAGGCCGGCGAAAAGCATGATCGGCAACCGGGGCTTTATCCTCGACGGGGTGTTCAGTGATTTCCAGCGTATCACTGTGCTTTTCGCTGACCACCACGTCAGGGATCATCATCCCTATTTTTCGGCTCTGCAGAGAAAACAGCGTTGATAAAATATCCATTACCGCGGCCCCGTTGATAATGCCTGGCTGATACGGGAATTGACTGATGTCTGCTGATCGGCAACGGCTTTGCCCGCCTGCCCCGGATCGGTCACGCCATGAATGTGAATGTTGGTTTCCTGATTGATTTGCGCACCACCGGAAGGCATGTTGCTCATTACACGCGGGATATAGTTGCGTGTTTCCTCGGGTAGTAACGCCATGCCGTGCTTCTGCACGTTGCCAATCCCCCAGTTATATGAGGCCAGCGCTTTGCTGAGGTCGCCGCCGTTGGATTTGAGCAATTGAGAAAGGTACTTCGCTGCAGCCTGCGCGGATTTCATCGGGTCAAATGCTTCACCGTTTTTTAATCCCAAATCCTGAGCAGTGCCGGGCATCAACTGGAAAAGCCCCTCAGCGCCCGCGCCAGACATCGCCATAGGGTCACCGGACGATTCTGCAATTGCCACGCTGCGCAGCAAACCTTCGGGCAGTCGGTATAGCTGCTCCAAACGCTGTAAGGCCGGTTGCATCCAGCCAAGCAAAGCCGCGCCCGCTTTTGTTGGCTCCGGTCGCTTTACGGTCCCGTAGCCGTCATAGGCGTTCGTCGCGCCATTAGTACCGGAAATTCCCGCCCACCAGGAATAAGCCTGATTCAGAAGGCCGTCAGCCTGCCCAAGCAGACCGCCACTGCTGCCCTGATTCTGATTCATCCGGTCAACCAGATACTGGCCGACGCTTTTACCCTGGCTTTTTGCTTCTTCCTGCGTTTTCCCTATTTTGTCCCAGGCGCTGACTGCCGCGATGGCAGCAAGTAAGGGTGAAAATCCTTTGCTGACACGCGCAATTCCTGTGAGCATCCGCAAAGCCCAGCTACCGGCAACAAACACCGCAAGCACCTCAAAAGCATTTTGCAGACCACCAACGCCGCCCGTCATATCCAGCAAAGTGTCTTTTATCCACTTCATCGCTGAAATGGCTTTGTTAATCGATGGCTCCCACTGGCTCCAGTCAATCAGGCTTTTGCCGCCTTCTTTCCATGTCCGGTAATCGTCATAAAGCGCGAAGATTGCCAGGCCTAACGCGGTGACGATCCCCACAGGCGACATCAGAAAAGCAGAATTCAGCACGCGCCAGGCAACCACCAGGCCGCCGAAAATTTCGATAAG